CAATTAACTTCATCGGTCTAACCTTCGTTGCTACACGAACAGGTGTATCATTCGAGGAAGTAGTCGGTTCTGTTTAAGTAGAGGTAATTAAGTAAAATGGCAACCCAATTTAATAGACCACCTTTAAGACGAATAACTGACTTTAAAAGTAAGTTAGTCGGTGGTGGTGCAAGACCGAATCTATTTGAAGTCGAACTTGCTTTCCCAGAAGAGATTGCAATCGACAATGATGTGAAGGATAAGGCAAGATTCTTAGTCAAAGCAGCTGCCTTACCTGCTTCAAATATCACTCCAATAGATGTCAACTTTAGAGGAAGAATTTTAAAAATAGCAGGAGATAGAACATTTGATACATGGACTATCACAGTTATTAATGATACTGACTTCTCAATTCGTTCTGCTTTTGAAAAGTGGATGAATTCAATTAATAGATTATCTGATGCAACTGGAGCAAATAATCCAGCAGATTATCAAGAAGACGCATACGTTCACCAACTTGATCGTGATGGTTCAACACTTAGAAGTTATAGATTCTACGATGTTTTCCCAACAAATATCAGTCAGGTTGA